TATACAGATAGAAATATCACCGACGAGATTGCTGTGTCGGACATTTTAGATAGCCACACGTTTGACCAGATTGCCAATCAGTTCCGAATTACTGGTGGCACGGCAGATTACCTTGTGGCAATGCAGGGATTTTACGATGACAAGCTAGTTGTCCTTAATCGCAATAGCTTGCACCTTATCAGCGGCACTACTGGTAGCTTAAATGACACCCGTGTGACTGCGCTGACTAACGAAGTCGGGTGCTTAGCTAAGAAAAGCGTTGTTATGAAAGGCAATGCTATGTTTTTCCTTTCGGATGAAGGTGTGTATGCTGTTGAGTTCTTAAATGACTACAACCTTCGCGGTGCAGATGAGCCTATTTCTAAAAACATCCAGCCGTATATTGACAGAATCAACAAGAATCTAGCTGCTGAGGCGGTTGGAACTCTGTTCAATAACCGATATTACCTTGCTGTAGCCTTAGATTCCATTGCAGGAGCTAACGATGCTATTGGAAACAACACGATCTTGATCTTCAACTTCCTAAACAAAGGATGGGAGTCTATAGATACGTTTGGAGCTGGTGATTTTATCATCAAAAACCTGATTATTGGTAGCGCATCCGAGCGAAACAGCATTTATGCCGTAACATCGCTGGGTGGAGTCCATGAATTAGAGGCAGTAGAGACATCCAATGACAGCTTAGTGTCTGCTGGATTAGTATCTAGCTTCCCAATTCAGTCATCTTTGACAACTAGAGGCTATGCGCTGGGCAATCTTGACCGCAAACGCTTCACAGATGGACAAATCACCATGCAATGTGTTGATGGTGGTCTAGGCGAGTATGATATTTCCTTCGCAGCAGAAGATCCAGACAACAATCAGAGCATTGGAACGACAACCATGTTTCTTGATGGCGTAGTGCTTGGCACAGGATCTACCAACGAGGACGAGACTGGCAACATTCGCTTCCGTCTTGGAGGCATCAGAGGCTATCTGGGAACGCTAACCTTGACACGGACAATCGGTTCCCCTAAAATCACGTCTATAAAAGTTACAGGCTCTGTGACAAACCGACAAATCATCTCACAAAAATAATATGGCTGGAGTAGTAGAAACAACGCACACTTTTGCAAACAACGAGGTTATTACCAGCACGTTGATGAATAACATCATTGACCAGACGCTATTTACAAGCGATGCTTTGTCAGGAGGAACTCTTGCGTTGACTGCTGGCAAGTTAAAGGTGGCAACATCAGGAATCACCTCAAACGAAATGGGTGTTGATGCGGTTACTGCTAACGCTATTGCGAGCGGAGTCATTACCAATGTGAAGATTAGCGCAACTGCTGCAATCTCGCTGTCTAAGCTAGCATCGGAGGCATTGCCAGTAGGAATTACTGTGGCAACTGCCAACATCCTTGACGCTAACGTGACTACTGCCAAGATTCTTGATGCCAATGTAACAGCACCTAAGCTCAGTGGAGCGCAGACTGGCACTGCTCCAGTTTACGGCGTGAGAGCATGGGCTAATTTTGACGCAACTGCAAATGCAGACCTTGCAGGGACGTTCTCTAGATCAGGAACAACTGTTACGATTACAGTAACTGGACATGGATTGATTGCTGGAAACCTTGTTTTTATTGATTTCACTGTTGGAACTGGAACAGTTGCTCCAGATGGACTTTATCAAGTAGCCACAGTTACCGATGCAAACATCTTCACAGTAACAAGCGTAGCATCTGCAACTGGAACTGGAACAGTAACCTTATTGAGGAAAGAAATCAAATCTAGTGGCAATATCTCATGCGTTTCCGCTGCTGCCCCTAGTCCAGTTATTCCTCCATCAACAAGCGATTCACCAGCAGACGGTTACTATGTTGCCAATTTCTCTGTGGCTCTGCCAAATGCAAACTTTTCCGTGCTAGGAACTTGTAGTGAGGCTAAAGCTTTTGCCACAACTTCTGGTAATGACATTCTATCTGGCTCTCCATACAACGCACAATGCGCACGAATCTTGACCATCAACACGTCTAGCACTGCGATTGACGCTGAGTGTAATAGCGTAGCAATCATTGGATGAATCCACACCTAGCCATAGTCCTTGACCTTTATGAATCAAACAACATCGACATTCAAAGCCTTATTGGTTGGCATTTGTGTCATGGCATTGTTGTTTCTACTCCATATGCTTTCGCTATGGGATTTCACACCAGCAGCAAGAATCTTGAAGAAGCTGTTACGTTTGAAGAATCGGATACACTTTACGTTACTATGTGTTGTGGAAACATGTTGGATGCGCTTAAACCTTTTAAAAACAAATACAAATACATTGCTTTTCGGCGTGACTTCAAACAATCAAGTCGCAACCGCTTGTTGAGCATGAAAGCCTTTTACTCTAAACTACGATAAATTATGGGATCAGCACCAAAAGTCAAAGCTCCAAAAATGGATATTGCTAAAGACATTAGCAGTTACGTTTCAGGAATGTCGCAATCTCTGCCGCAAATTCTCTCTCAAGAGCAACAATTCCGACCACAATTTCAAGGATTAAACCTTGGCGACATCCAATCGTTTCTGACTGGCGCAGGTGGACAACAAGGAATCTTTGGTCTTAGCAACCAAGCAGCACAACAAGCTGGTATGGGGCTAGGTGACGCTCGCCAAGCAGAGCTAGGGCAGATGACTGGACAAGCAGGATTGACCCGTGGGTTGATGCAGGCTTTGTCTCCAGAGCAAGCTGGTGTAGTGCAAGGATTCAATACTGAAGCACAACGGGCATTAGCAGCGTCCCAAATGATTAGCCCACAAGAACAGCGCGGATACCAGCAAACAGCCCGTGAAGGGGCGGCAGCAGCTGGGAGACTAGGCGGCAATGCAGCTATCGCTTCTGAAGTTATGGGGCGCGAGGATGTATTTGCTCGCAAACGTGCCGAGGCAGCACAAGCAGGGCAGAATGCCTACAATGTCGCACAAGGATTCTACACTCAACCAGGTCTCAGTTTACTTAGCAATGCACCATTGTCGTATCAACAAGGTCAACAATTTATCAACACGGGACTTGGAGCGATTGGCTCAGGAACACCACAGTTGTTTGATACATCTGTTGGGCTTAACCTTGGTGCAGCTCAAAGATCAAATCAACTTGCCGCAGCTACTGCAAATGCACAGGCTAAAGCTGCGCAAAAAGCAGCAATGTTTAATGCGATTGGTGAAATTGGCGGATCTATTACCAAGGTCGCAACTGGCGGCATGAAATAAAAAATAAAACAATATGGCAGCTTACGGAAAAGGACAAATGCTAGGTTCAGGAATTAACCCTGAGTCATTCAAATTAGATTTCGGTGGATTCGCTGATGCTGCTAGGATGCAAGCGCAGGGATTATCTAATCTTGGACAGAGCATCGGAGGTGCTATTCAGAACTACGGTGAGGTAAAAAAAGAGCAGAAGAAAGTTGACGCTTACAATAAAGCGTCTGCCAAGTCTATTGAAGCTGCGATCACCCTAGGTAAATCGTATCAGATTAAAGGAGTGGAAGAAACGCTAAATCCATTCCTAGAATCATACAATAACCCTAACCTTAGTCCTATTGAGAAAGCAGCATTGCTGGATGAAGGCAAAGCGATGATTCCTAATGTGTTTGGTCGATTTGATAAGAATCAGGCTATGCTGATTGAGAAAGCTGCAATGGAAGCAAGGAACACTACAGGAGAAAGAAATGTAAATCTCCAACAAGGTGAGATTGTTGAAACAATAAATGGCAAACAATACAAGGTGCCAGTTGTTTTTGACCCAGCAACAGGAACGAGAACAAGACCCGATGGAACAGTTGTTGGAACTTCTGCGACAGCATCAGGAATTGCTTCTGCCGCAAGCTTACCTACTCCTCAGGCGACAGGTGGACTTCAAGGTAAATCTAATGCAATCGCTAACGCATTAGAGCTTCCTACTGACAATCTTTATACTAACGATACAAGTTTGCTGCCACCACTTAATACTGGAGTAGAAAGCCAAGTGCCTACATTGCTTCCATTTGAGGGATCGCAACCAAATGCATCAGTTCCTTCGTATGCAATTCCAGTAGAAGCTGATGAAAAACAAGGGCAAGTAATGTCTCCAGAAGAAGTTAGTAAGCTAATTCAGCAAGGATACAAAATAAGTGGCACTCCAGCAGAAAATGGTCAAATCTTTGTTACTGACATCCAATCTCTAGCTCCACAAAAAGGAGAAGAAATAATTTTTAATTCTGATGGAACTGTAACAAAACGTGATATTTCGCTTGGCGGAAAAGCAGCTCAAGCACAAAAAGCAGAAGATGCCAAAATTGATAAAGCTATGGGGCTTACGCAAGACCTCAATTTGCTTGAAAAAGCTTCAGAGTCAATGGCTCCTGGAGTTCTTGCGGCGACTGGTCGTATGGTTGCTGAACAAATTCCTGCAACTCAACAAGCTGAAACCAAAGACATTATTGATCGAGTTAATTCAATGCTTACACTTTCTGGCATTCAAGAAATGAGGGCGAATAATCCTACTGGTGCAGCACTTGGCAATGTGTCTGATAAAGACATGGCTGTTTTACGATCTTCTGTAACAGCACTTAGAAATGCCCAAAGTCCAGCAGCGTTTAAGCGTGAATTGATCAGATTAAAGAATCTCCAACATGATCTTATTTATGGATCAGAACGAGTGCTTAAATCCAAGCTAGATAAAGGTGAGATTACTCAATCACAATTTAGCCAAGCTATGGCTAATGCGCCTACTGAGTATTTAGATAAAGAAGGTGAAATTAAATCGAGAACTGCGCCAGAAAGTGTTCCAACTAGCGGGTCAAGCAACATTTACGAAAAATACGGAGTCAAATGAGCGAATTAAAACAAACTAAAGCCGATATTGAAGATGAGTTTCGTAAAATTACGGAAACGAACAAGGTAATTGCTCAAAGACTTGATGCTGCAAAAGCATCTGGAAATAATAGTGATTACGATACGTTGCTCAATGACTTGAGGGCAATGAAGGAGCGTGAAGATTTCCTTCAAAATCAATACTCTGACATCTTAGAGCAAGAGAAGAAGCCAGAGCTGCAAAGAATCCAAGCACTTAGCAAAGAACTTGACGCTCCAACGACTGGCCCTTCAGTCAACTACTTTGCTATGTATGGACGTGGTGGCTTTGGTGCAAATCCACCAGTATATGACACGCAACAACCATCTGGCGAACAGCAAATGGCAAGAAAACGCGAAATTATTGGCGAGCTTTATAATGCACCAGTAGGTGCGTCAGGTGTTGAAGCTGAAAAACTACCTACTTCGCTAATGGCACAAGTAGAAACGCTTTACGATCCAACAAGTAAAGCGCAACTCCTGACAAATTACTTTGGAGAAGGAAATGTAAGACCAATAGATGTCGCTGGAAACACTGAGTTCTTAATTACTCAACCTGATGGTAGTGTAAAAACAACACTAAACAAAGGAGTAGCAGGACTTGCAGGAGTAGCCGCTGAAATTCCATCAACAGCAGTAGAGATTGGGACATTCCTAGGAACACTTGGCGCAACAAAAAGTCCAATAACGGCAGTCGGAGTATCTTCCGCCGCTGGAGCAGGAACAGGTGCGCTTATGGATGAAGGATTAAGATACGCTTATGGTCTTAAGCCTGATATTGGCGGAACAATCGCAAGACGGGGAACTCAAGCTGTAATCGGTGCTGGTATAGGTGGTATTACTGATGTTGCTGTTCCAGCATTTAGAGCATCAAGAATAGGTGACGAGTTTGTTAATGAGTTTGCCCAAAACCTTGAGAGGTCAGCAGAAAACTTAATGGTTAGAGAACAAAGATTGGCAGCTAAACAAGGTCGAGTAGCTGGTGAAGTAAATGTTCCGTTTGGTGCTAAGTTAGCTGGTCCAGTAGGATTAGAAGCTCAATCTGAACTTGCTGGAATATATCCAACATCTAACATTGCATCGTCTGCCCGTAAAACTCAAGAAACATTGTTGCGACTATCGGACGATTGGAAAGCAAACATTCCAGCAAATCCAAACAATTATGCAGATATTGCATTGCAGAAAGAAGAGCAAAAAAAAGCTTTAGCTCAACAGATTGCATCGGCAACTGGACGAAATGCTAGACTTATTGAGGGAGCGTTAGATCGTCAGACAAGAGGCGCGTTAAGTGATACAGATGAACTTGGCAAAATATTATTTAGTTCTATTAAAGACGCTAGAACACAAGCAATAGAAAACGTCAAAACAGCACGCAAACAAATTTTTGATTTAGCTGATAATGCTGGATTCAGCGTAACTCCAGAAGAAATGCTGGATCAAGTTTTTGCAATAAGCAGACAAGCAGATCCATCTGGAGCAGCTAATAGATCTGCCGCTGAAGGCGTAATTAGTCGCTTAAGAATACGGAGAGATGCTCCAGAGCTTCTTAAGGCAGCAGAGGCAAAAGCAGCAATATTAAATCAACAGAATTTAAATATCCCTCAGGATTTGCGTAAAGAGATTGATGATCTTACATTATTATCTAAACCGTTAAGATCAGAAGACTTTGATGAGTTTATAAAAAATTTCCAAGAAGCGAAATCCGATAATGCATCTAGTGGGAAAAGTCGAGACGTATTCGCTAATAAAATCGCATCAGGCTTGTCCCGTTATCGCAGAAATGTTTTCAACTCCATTGATACAAAACTTCCTAATGGACAAGATGTAAATGTTGGAGATCTTTTTAGTAAATATGCAGATGAGGTTGAAACTCGTCAAAAATACAATAACAATCTTCTTGGTGGTATATTGAAGGAGGCTGGTGGCGAACAAAGCACAAATCCAAGAGCTATTGTAGCAGCAGTAATGCGTGAACCAGAAACAATTAAAAAGGTTGTTCAATCTTTGCGTGAACTTGAAGTTGCTGACCCAACTAAAGCTGGGCAAACTAATAAAATTCTTGGATTACTCCAGTTGGAATACATGAATGAAATCGGCATTAAGCCAAGTTTGCGTGGAAAAGGAGCAAGAAGTATCAAGGCGGATGAGAATATAGTAAGAACTCTTTTTGGAGGACAAGCTGATGCTCAATTGAGAGCAATCTCTGATTTGAATAACAACCTTAAAAACATTGGTGATCTTGGCTCAAGCAAACTGACAATGGATGATTTGCAAAAAATGGGGAAACCTCTTTCTGAAGTTGAGAGAAAATCTCTAGCAAAAACAATAGCGAAGAGGATTCAAGCAGAAAAAGAAGAAGCAGCACTAACACGATTAACTATATTCAGTCTTGCGGAAAAAGGAGACTTCAAAAACATTGATGCAGATGCTCTTTCAAAATCAATATTGTCTCCGTCAAGCACTATTAAAGACACTCAAAACGCAATGTTTCAATTAAGCAAGTCGTCACTAGAGTCAAGAAATCTTTACAAAGGAGATTTCAAACGAGAGCTTCTTGATGCTTATTCAGGTGGCGATCCAAATGCAAACGTCCCTTTCAAAGCGATTTTCGACACAAAGAGATTCATGAACGATTATCGACCATCTAGCGGTAACGTGACTACATTTGCCAAAAAGCTACAAACCGTGCTTGGCAAGGAAGAAGCTGATTTCCTTTATGACTTGGCTGCGACAGCCGAAGCAAACGCTATTGCTGACGTTGCAAAAACAGGATCTTCTTTCAGGATGATTGGAAGCCCACAAGGCGGAACAGTAATCGTATCACTTCAAAAAATGGTTGATTCAACCAGAAATAGATTTCTTACTGCAATGCTCTCATCTGGCGTTAATAGCAATATGGTTAAATCGGCTCTTGCTAAGACTGCTATTCCTGGCAGGGCTAATGACGCATACAACCAAATGGCAAAGCAGATGTTCTTGAGTAGAACTGGGGCGACCGCACTAGCTCACCAAGCATCCAGTGATCCAGAGTTCTCTGCTGAGTTGATTAACATGGCAAAACAATTTGACGCAAAACAACTTGAGGAAAAACAAAGTGCAAATTACAATCCTGAATTTGATAGATTAAATCAAAAATTTGACATTCAACGAAAACAAAACTTGAATTCTGGATCAAAGTAATATTCGATCCCATTCGCCATGAATGAAGAACAACTCCAGAAACTAAAAGACAATTACTACGATGATCGTCCCGACAAGAGCGAGTGGTTTCTTGAGGTAAGAGAGCGTGCTAAGTTGCTGCCACGGAACAACATAGAACATTACGCTCCGCACAAGGCTGCATTAGCATTGTTTCTCTTATCTCAAGGAGCCAAGATTACCGAAATATCCAAGAAAACTGGAGTTGGCAGGGAGACTATTCGCCAGCTAGAATGGCGGCATAACGATACCCTAGAGACAAAGCGTAAAGAGTTTTCCATGCGTTACGCTATTGCAGCGCAGGAATACACTGACTTGTTGTTTGAACGAGCTACGCAACTATTTGACGATCCTGACAGTCTTGCTAAAATCTCCCCTGAGAAGCTGGCAATCACCGTTGGCATTCTCACAGACAAAGCGGCACAGCTTACTGGCATGGCAACAACCGTGGTTGAGCATCGCAAGGGCGCAAGTCTCGATGACGCTGCTAACCTTATCAACGAAGCAAGAAGCCGTATTGCCAAAGGTAAAGTAGTTGAAGCGGAAACAGTATGATTTGGAGACAACATCAGATTCTAAAGCCTCCCACGGATGAGGAGCTGATTCAGATGACACCAGAAGAGGTGCTATCTATCCATCGCATTTACCACGAAGCTATTGAGAATGCGGAGAAAGACCCGTATCAGTATGGGTTCCGCTTGCCTCACTGGGTAAAAGCCGAGGAACAACTTAAAGAAGTAAATGAAATTCTAGCATTAGGAGGAAATCGCAGCGGAAAAACTCAATGGGGTGCGTTCTCCGTTGTCCGTGCAGCCGTAGAAAATCCTAACTCTGAGATATTCTGCTTTGCTCAAACTGCCGAGGTGTCTATCCGCCAGCAACAAAGTGCGGTTTGGGCTTGGCTTCCAGAACATCTAAAAACGAAGTTTACTAGCGCAAATACCTATATCTCCTATAAGAAGAAAACTGGATTCACTGATTCGTCGCTAATCCTACCGAACGGATCACAGATTATCTTTAAGACCTATTCGCAATATCAGAACAATCCTACGATTCTGGAAGGTGCAGAGCTTGGATCGAAGAATCCAGTCTGGCACAATATCGGAGTATGGCTTGACGAGTATCTAATTGGTCCTGAGCTTATCACTACTCTACGACTTGGACGACTTGCTACTCGAAACGCTAAAATGCTGGTGACGTTTACTCCTATTAGTGGATGGACTGAGGTTATTAAGGAGTATCTTGATGGTGCAACTACCATTGAAAGTCGTCCTGCTGAACTATTAAATGGCGAACTAGTTCCCTACATCCAGAGATCTAAAAAGCTTAATGCCTCTGTGCATTATTTCCACTCGCAGGACAACGCTTTTGGTGGTTACAATCGCATTAAAGAAGCTCTACAAGGCAGAAGCCGAGAGGAAATTCTTATCCGTGCCTACGGTGTGCCGATGAAGTCACACGCTACCAAGTTCCCGAAATTCAACAAGATCGTGAACGTGGTGGAGCCTGACAAGATTCCAAGAAACAACATCACCAAGTATCACGTTATTGACCCTGCTGGCTCTAAAAACTGGTTCATGTGCTGGATTGCAGTAGATGAGACTGGCACAATGTGGGTTTATCGTGAATGGCCT